AGAATCAGACCGACTATTCGAGGGCGCGGTAGGAATGATCGCGGTCTGGGATCGTGCCATAATGGAGCACGAAATACAAAAGATATCGGTCGACCCGTTCGCTATCGTCAGGACCAGCAATAGAAGACGCATGTGGTTTGTCGAGCCTGCGGCAGCCACGGGGCCGCACTACTACCGATGGAGGCGACGATATGCCTAGAACCTACCAGCTATCTGAGGCCACATCGGCACGCAGAAGATTCCCGGTCTATCTCGTAGATGCGACGGACGGCATAACCCCTGAGACTGGCGAGAACGGCGGACAGCCGCAGATCAGCAAGAACGGCGGATCGTTCGGCAACACCAGCGCGGTGCTGGTTGCTATCTCGAACGGCGGGTATTACGTGGAGCTTGTGGCTTCTGAGCTAGACACCTTGGGGTCGTTTACGATCCGTTACAAGTCTGCTAACACGGCAGAATTCAACATGGACGGACAGGTCGTGGCTTACGATCCATACGACGCAGTAAGGGCAGGACTGACCGCCTTGCCGAACGCTGCCGCCGATGCCGCTGGAGGATTACCGATAAGCGATGCAGGTGGGTTAGACCTGGACGGAATGGACACGAACGTTACAGATATCGACGTAGCAATCCAATCAGGAGTGTGAACAATGCCACAAGTCAAATTCCTCGAAGATAGAGCCCGAGCAGACCACGGAACCCCCTACGAAGCGGGGCAGGTATACGACCTGGACGAGGCGGCGGCAGCCAGGTGGATAGCTCGCGGCTGCGCCGTATCGGCTGACGAGCCAGCAATTCAGGCGGACTCAGAGGAATCCCCGGATGATGGGGATGCTCCTAGCTATGAGGAAGCTAGCAGTGCGGAAGAAGAGGGCACCTCTGGCGAGGATCAGACTTGAAGATTAAAGACAGGGTCGTCGAACTTCGGAGGGTCAAGGCGTCTGAGCTATCCCCTCACCCCCAGAACTGGCGGCAGCATCCAGAGAACCAGCAGAACGCCCTGCGCGCGGCACTCGCGGACATCGGCTATGCGGACGCGCTGAAGGTCCGACAGCACAACGGGGGCTATCAGATTCTCGACGGGCACCTGAGAGCAGAGACCACCCCGGAGATGGAGGTGCCTGTGCTGGTGCTGGACTTGGACGATGACGAGAGCAAGAAGCTGCTGGCGACGTTCGACCCGTTGGCGGGGATGGCGGAGGCTAATCAGGACATGCTGAAGGGGCTGCTGACGGAGATAGAACTGCCCGACGATCTGGGTGCGGCGCTGGATGGGCTGATAGATGACAAGCCAGAGGTGAAGCAGGATGAGGTGCCAGAGGTGCAGGATGAGGCAGTGACGAAGACGGGGGATGTGTGGAAGTGCGGGGAGCATCGGGTGGTGTGCGGGGATTGCACTAAGTCTGAAGATGTAGCGCATGCCATGCAGGGAGAAAAGGCGCAGCTAATCCAAGCAGATCCTCCATACGGGATGGGCAAGGAGACGGATGGTGTGCGCAACGACAATCTCTATGGCGATAAGCTCGACGCTTTTCAGATGTCATGGTGGCGCAAGCTAAGGCCCCATGTCGAGGACAATGCCAGCGCTTACATCTGGGGAAACGCCGAGGACTTGTGGCGGCTGTGGTACGTTGGCGGACTGCGCGACAGCGAGCGAGTGACGTTTAGGAACGAGCTTGTGTGGAGTAAAGGAGTAGGACAAGGGCAAGGCAGTGACGCGGGACGCATGTATAGTTATGGTTCGGAGAGGTGTTTGTTTTTTATGTTGGGTGAGCAGGGATTCAACAACAACGCCGACAATTACTGGGAAGGGTTTGAGACAATCCGCTCTGCTCTTGCTGAAGATTGCAAGAAGATGGGATGGGGGCGGAAAGATATTGGACGCATCTGCGGTGTCGAGATGTATAGCCATTGGTTCACGAAATCGCAGTGGTGCCTTATTCCAGAGGAACACTATCAGAAGTTACAAGCGGCAGCGCGGGAGCATGACGCATTCAAGCGGGAGCATGACGACCTCAAGCGGGAGTTTTACGACCTCAAGCGGGAGCATGACGACCTCAAGCGGGAGTTTTACGCGACCCGCGCACACTTCGACAACACGCACGACAACATGACCGATGTGTGGAGCTTTCAGAAAGTAGGCGGAGAAGATAGGCACGGGCACCCAACACCCAAACCGGTGTCTATGATTTCTCGCGCCATCAAGAGCAGCAGCGACGGTGGTGTGGTTGCCGACCCCTTATTAGGCTCTGGGACCACCCTAATTGCAGCCCACCAACTAGACCGTCGCTGCTACGGCATAGAGATAGAACCACGATACGTGGACGTGACGCTGAAGCGATATCTGAACCTGACAGGAGACAGCCCCATACGAGAGAGCGACGGGGCTAAGTTTACCGATCTGCTGGACGTATAATCAGTCATGACGAAGGAGAGCAGTTAAGGGGCTCAAGCGATGAGCAACGGCAACGGAAACGGCAACGGAAACGGCAACGGTAGAAACGGCAACGGTAGGAAGAGGAACGGCTCCAAAGGTAAGCCCAGCGAGCCCAGCAACGGGGACAAGGCACAGGGGGGGCATGGGGGGCCTGCGCCAACGACGGACCTGAAGGAGCGGCGCCTCATTTGCCTAGCTGCGCCTCGATGGCCGGTCACGTCCCAGCACAGGGCGGCGTACCTGAACAAGCTCACAGAGGCACTGAGGGACGCTAGGAGCCCCCGCGAGAAGGCAATGGTGATACGTGTCATGGCTCAGCTTGAGGCTCAGAACCAAGCCGACGAGCATCTGCTTGAGAAGTACGAGCGGATTGATAACGGACAAGCCACGGAGGCGGTCGCCAATGCCAAGGCGCTACCCGCCGACGTAATTGATGACATCATCCATGCCCGTCGTTCTAGGCAAGACTGAGATCTCCCAAGCTGATCGGCCTTACCACCCCAAGGGTGCCGCTCGCGAGATATTCCGGTGTGGGTCCACCGAGGTCCTGCTTGAGGGGCCTGCCGGCACAGGGAAGACGCGGGCGGCCCTGGAGAAGGCCCATATCATGGCCGAGCACTACGACGGATGCAGAATCCTGTTCATGAGACAGACTCGTGAATCAATGAGCGAGTCGGTGCTTGTGACGTGGGAAAACAAAGTCATACCAGAGGGGCATAAGATCCTGGAGGGCGCTACGCGACGAATGCGGCAGATCTATGAATATCCAAACGGATCGACCGTAGTTACCGGTGGACTGGATAAGCCGGGAAAAATAATGTCGACGGACTTCGACCTGATCGTTGTGTTCGAGGCCACTGAGGTCAACGAGGATGCCTACGAAACCCTGACGACTCGCCTGCGTAATGGGGTTATTCCATATCAGCAGATCATCGCTGACTGCAATCCTGGAGCGTCGACGCACTGGCTCAACCAGAGAGCCAACGCAGGCGGGATGGCTCGACTGCTAAGCCGCCACGAAGACAACCCCCTGCTGCACGACGGGGATCAATGGACGGGAACAGGGGAGGCGTACCTGTCGAGGCTTGACAGGCTGGGCGGTCACCGGAAGGAGCGGCTTAGGTTTGGCCGATGGGCGACGGCAGAGGGCGTCGTGTACAGCGAATTCGATAGAGCCGTCCACGTTATCGACCCCTTCGCTATCCCAGATGACTGGCGGATCATTCGTTGCGTAGACTTTGGCTACGTTAATCCGTTCGTGTGCCAGTGGTGGGCTATTGACGAGGACGGTAGGATGTATCTTATCAGAGAGCTATACAAGACAGAGAGGATCGTCAGCGACCACGCTAGGCATATCCTCAGTCTCTCTAGTGAGAAGCAGTATGAGGCGACGATAGCAGACCACGACGCAGAGGACCGCGCGACGCTCATGGCTGAAGGCATCGAAACCATAGCGGCACGCAAGGAGATCAAGCCGGGAATCGAGGCCGTGCAAAGTAGGCTGAGAAAACAGGGCGACGGATCGCCGAGGCTCTACTTCTTCAGGGACGCGCTTGTAGAGCGAGACGCTAACCTGGACGACACCAGCCGCCCGTGCTCTACGATCGAGGAGTTCGACGGGTACGTCTGGCCTCGATCGCAACAAGGGAAGACGGCAAAGGATCTGCCGGTCAAGACCGACGACCACGGCATGGACGCGATGCGGTACGCCGTGGCTTATTGCGACAATCTAGGATCTATACCTATGGAAGTCCGTATGATTACGGCAGGGGCAGGAGAGGACGAACATGCAGACGACGATATTTTTTGGCGAGAATAGCCATGATAAACGATGACCACCCGCTCCTGCTCGATAATCTCAAAGCTCAGACATCCCCGGAGCCATACCTCGAATCCTCAATCCGGGTTATGGAGGGGTTCGGCACTAACGGCTCGAAGTCTCGACCGTTCGACTACAACGAAGCGGTCAGACTGTTCAATTCGTGGATATATGCAGCAATTAACCTTAACGCGACGGCGGTGGCGTCCACAGATCTGCGGCTGTTCGTGCGACGTAAGCCAGAGGGGATGCTCAAGGCGTTCCGTAGCAGGCCCTGCGAGGCTTCCGATCCAAGGATGGCCAAGTATCTGCGAGGCCAGCTAACCGGAGCCCTGGGCGACATCAGGCCCGCCCCAAGCACTCGCAGGAAGATCATCAACTTCGGCGACGACTTCGAGGAAGTGACGGAGCGGCACCCCATCCTGGATCTGATACGAATGGTCAATCCGTGGTTCAACGGCTTCGACCTGCTTCAGTTGCTGGTCATCTACCTCGAAGCCACTGGTAACGCCTATTGGCACCCAGTCATCGACCCGGCGCTAGGCGTCCCTCTTGAAATATGGCCGATGCCGTCGCAGTGGGTCCAGGTCGTCCCCGATCGCGAGACGTTTGTATCCGGGTACGTCTACGGGCAGAGCGTTCGGGAGCAGCGGGAATTCGCTGCGGATGAGGTGATCCACTTCAGAACGGCGAACCCAAGCAACGACGGGCTCTACTACGGCAAGGGAAAGATAGAGGCAGGCTGGTGGAGCGTCGTGCAGAATCAAAGCACGCACGAGATGGACCTAGCGTTCAGCGATAATCAAGCTCGGCCGGATTACTTGGCCATCGTGAAGTCTGGAGCAGGGCAGGACGTGGTCGACCGTTTCGAGGAGAACGTCAAGCGACAGCTACGCGGCAGGCAGAAGAGCGGGCGATTCCTGACGATCACCGGAGACGTGAATCTGGTGCCGCTGAACTGGTCGCCCAAGGATATGGTGGGCAGAGACGAAGTGGTCGAGGAGATCGCAGCCGTGTTCGGCGTGCCCGTCACGCTGATGAAGGCTAACGATCCTAATTTAGCTAGCGCCCAGGTGGGCTACGCTTCATGGAAGTCCAACACCATCCTGCCCCTCCTCCACCTAATCGAGCAGAAGCTAAACGAGCGACTGCTGCCGCTGTTCGGGATCGAAGACGATGCCGTGCTGGCGTTCGACAATCCTGTGCCGGCAGATAGGGACTTTGATCTGCGGGAATCACAAGCGAGAACGGCAGGAGGTCTGAGGACATTCAACGAAGACCGGAAGCTGTCAGGAGATCCACCGCTGGAGGGCGGTGACGTTCTGCGCGTCAATGGGCAAAGCCTGGATAAGCTGGACGCAGACCCTCCAGGGTTCGAGATCCCTGCTATGCGTCTTGGTCTTGGCGACGGTCCCGCTGCGATCGCCACGGACAAACCGATCTCAGGACTTGACGCCGACAAGCTGGCGGAAAAAATAACACAAGCAGTGGCAAAGGCCATGCGAGAGCACAGGGAGAGCGAGGAAGGGTGGCAGAGCTTCGATGGGTTCTCGGCCGACGAGGGCAAGACCGAAAGCCAGAATACCGCAGGAGGCGACTGCCGTGGTTGCGACAATCCCCAAGGAAGTGGACGAGGCGGAGATCAGGATAACGGCGAAGCTGCTAGCGGGAGTGACTCAGATGATAGAAATCAAAGGAAAGGAGAAGACGGCCAAGCTCCTGATGCTGATATCGGAAAAGAAGTGCGGGCAAAAGTTGAGCGGCAAGACGGGGAGTCAGTCAGGGAATGCGTCGACAGAGGAATCCCCATACTAGTCGAAGAGGGCATGGGCGAAGAGCAGGCGACGGCCACCGCTATTTCCATGTGTGGCGGGGAGGTCCTGAGCCATTCCGGGTTGATGCAGGGCCTGGAGAAGCACGCGCACTCGCACACGAAGCAGGAGGAGACTGGAGACGCAGACGACACGGTGAGGGAGGGCGAGCCAGAAAGACCCCAGGACGAGATGATAAGAGAGCTAAACAGGATCTTCCGCAAGCAGCGTGAGGAAGTGGTCCGCATCATGGCCGACCCAGACCCAGAGGCCGGCCTGCCGAAGGGAGCGAAGGCCCCGCTGGTTATGGGCTCTGACTATGCGAACTTGATCGACGAGATGATTGAAAAAATGAACGGCGAACTGATAGCCGCCATAGCGCCCCCCATCGAGCGAATGATCAGCGACGGCGGAGAGGCCGGCATCAGGGACCTGGGCCTGTCCGCTGAAATAGGGTTCGACGTGCTCAACCCAGAGGTCATCAAATTCCTAGAGGATTACGCAATCAAGCTGGCCGGGGAACTTTCGCGCACAACGATGCGGGCGGTTAGAAGGTCCATAGCGGAGGGGCTCACGGAGGGGATGAGCACCGGGGAGATATCCGCAAGGATCATGGAGACAGGAGTCTTCGAGCCAGCACGATCTGAGGCTATCGCAAGGACAGAGACCGCCAGAACGTTCGTCCGAGGCACTGAGATAGGATGGGAGCAGACCGGAGTCGTGGCAGGCAAGCAGTGGCTGTTAGCTCCCGATGCTTGCCAATTCTGTGACGCAGCCGCGAAGCAGTTCGCGAGCGTACCAACCGGTCTGAACGAGCCCTTCTACAATGAGGGCAGTCAGCTTAGAGGGTCTGACGGCGGAGTGATGAGGCTGGACTATAGCGACGTGTATGGCGCGCCCCTCCACCCCAATTGCAGATGCTCAGTCAGGGCAGTTCTCAAGGACCAATGACATGCGACAAAAAGCATTCTCAAGCGACATCACGATAGGCACAGACGACGAACGATCATTCGTCGCGAAGATAACCACAGACAGGATCGACCGAGATAACGAGGTCCTGCTGCCTCAAGGGCTGAACGCAAAGGACTACGAGGCTAACCCCGTGATCTACTGGAACCACGACTACAGCAAGCCGCCTGTCGGTCTATGCTTGGGCCTCAAGCGATCGTCGAACCACTGGTCAGCAAAGGGGCGTCTAGCCGCTAGGCCCGAGAACCACGTCGGCGAGTGGCTCCCCGACACGCTGCACAGCCTGATGAAGCAGAATATCCTGCGGGGGGTTTCCGTAGGGTTCGACCCCTTCGAGTCTCGCCGCCCGACTGACAGGGACAAGCAGGAATTCGGGCCGGAGATCCAGACCGTCTATGCCAAGTGGCACCTCCTGGAGTATTCCCTGTGCGGCCTGATGGCGAATCAGGACGCCT